GTTCTGCCGTAGATGCGGGCTTCGATGATCGATTGGTGACCGTTCATAGCGCACCTTCAAACGGATCAACTGCGGGTTTTGCATTGAAGGACTTGCCTTCAACCCATTGGGCTTTGAACGACTGCCAGTTGCGTTCGATAATTTCCCTAATGGCATCGTTAATCTGCCAACCCGCTTTTTTGCATTCACGGCGAATCCCATCGATTGCAATTTCCGTGATCGGGGCTTTTTTGACCTTGCGATGTTTGACGAAAGCATCCCAAAGTTCCTGGTCAACGTCATCAGGTTTTGGGAAAACAGAATTACGTTTGCGTGTTGCTACACGCTCTGTCTCTGTCTCTGTCTCTGTCTCTGAGGTAGCCATCTGCAAGCAGCCTGATAGCAAGGTGCTATTTGTTACCACGAAGCCCTTGTCTATCAACGGTTTCAAGGCATTTACAACCTCATCGCGTGTCATCCGAAGACGAAAGGCAATCTTTTCAATTTCGCTTGGAATAGCGCCGTCTGCGTTTTCACTTGCAAGCAGCCAAAGCATGGGTGCTAGAGCCTTGCTATCAACAGGCAAGCATTGGTATTCGTAGTTATCTAACAAACTTTTGTGGAGTTTGATCCAAGGTGGGGCACGGTCTTTGTAATGCTGGAATGATTCCCAGTTTTTTATATAAAAAGTCATAGTTTCAGACCCGTCCATACTTTTTGTGCAACTCAGGCCATATCTCGTCGTAGTCGGCGGGGTGAAGGTCTTGCCTAGTCACTCGCTTGCCCGACTGCTTTTCGATGGCGACAGAAATTTCTGCACCTAATTTTTTGGACGTGTACTGGACGTTGCGTAGGTAGCCAAGAGTTGTTCCGCAGAGAGCAGCAAAAACATGCTTCTCTTCTTCGGACGGCATCGTTTCGAGAAACTCCTTCAACTTTGGATACTTCAGTTCTACGTAGGGCTTTGGTCCCGGTTTTTTCATCGATCCTCCTGTCAAGAAGATCGTAGCTTACCTATGGGTATTAATAGTGTCAACACCTATAGGTCATAATTTAGTATAAAATTTACCTTTAGGTATAATTAACAGACTCTTAGTTTTGTATGCCGATTGGATTACTAGACTTACAGCCGCGATAGGGTGATGATATGAGAATGGATAAATATGAAGTACGTAGACTCCGTCTAATTGAGATTAGAGACCGCGAGTGTGGTGGCAACACATCTGAACTAGCCAGAAGGATAGACAGAAACCCTACGTACGTTCTACGCATGCTCTACCCTGCTGGAAAAGTGGGAAAGAAACGCATTGCAGATGACATGATTGAAGTGATTGACTCAGTCTTCAATCTTCCGCATGGTTGGCTAGACGGCAAAGACATAACTAATACAACAGAATGGCCGTTCAAGTCAGTTACACCGGCGAGATTCCATAAACTCTCCCAAGCACAGCAAGCCTCAATTGAAAGCACCGTTCTATCGATGGTGACCGCCTTCCTGGGCGCGGAGTCGGTTAGGCGAAGAACTTGAGCGATTGCCCGGCGGTGAGTTTTTGTCTAAGGAAGAATACGATTCTTACCTAGGAAGCTTGCTAGGCAGCGATGATTTGCCCTCTGAATGACACTCCTTTTGAGTGTTGTTTTTTTTTACCAAAAACATTTACCTATGGGTGTTGACAACAATTAGAACCCACAGGTAATATCCGTCCTGTTCCAACTGAACAAAGTCAAAACAGGATTAAAAAATTGAAGACAATCAACATCTATTTTGAAGGTGCATCAAGTCAGAATATGCACGGCGATGCCCACCTACGGTGGGAGACAGATACAACGGTTGAGCAAGTTTTAGAACTACTCGCACTACGCGATGGACACGATAGTGACGGCATCTCAGCCGCACATTGGGCAGGGGACATTCAGCGCGAGTCAGACTTTATCGCCGACATGAAGCCCGCGAACTTTCAGTTGCTGCTTGAACTGATCTGCATGCTCCCCGATGCACACCCTCTTCACCAAGACCTTCGCGCAACTATCGAAGGCATCCTCCCATGAACGACAAGATTCCACTATCCGCTTGGTTCGGCGCAGCCCTCTTTGTAGGTTGGCTGTATCTCGCTTTCTGTCTTTTTGCTCTTTACTTTTAACGAAACCCCATAGCAAGTGATCGCTTGCGGTCACTTCCCCTGTGGTTTCACAGGTGCGTCATGGCAATCCATGTCACCCGTTCCTAGTGCGGTTTTTCACTAGGTTTTACCGGAGCATTAAAAATGAACGCAAATTTTAAATTGGTAGTCCCCGCCTCAATCACATCTTATGCAGCCGACCCTGTTCGCTTGCGTGAGAGGGCTTTCCGCGATGCTGTTATCGAATCGCTGAAAGATGAAACAGTCGGAGAAGTAATTAAACCGTTTAAGGCAAACGGACAAATGAATGGTCACAAGGTGTTGGACGATAACGCAGCAGTCAATGCGCTGATTGAAGCCGCTCCTGGTCATTACCGTGTTGCCTTGGCTACAACAGAAATTAGTCCTTTCCGCAAGACGCAATTACTCAATACCGCCTTGGCGAGATATTTTGAAATTGATCGCCGCACCGGGAAACTGACAGGTCAACCATCTGCGGCATACCTGAAACAGTTGGCTAAGTCTGAGCCTGTTAAAGCCCAAGAACCAACCGTTTAATGAGGAAGAACTGGGTCGTCAATAGGCGGCCCGTTCTTACTAAGGAGAGCGAAATGGAAATTGCAAACAGTTGGTCTGATGTGCGCACGGCCCATGATCGTGCAAGCCAAATGGCTGTGCAGACCGTTGAGGCGTATGCAGCAATCGGCGATATGTTGGTTGCTCTGAAAGCCACCACGAATCATGGTGAGTTTGGCAAGAAGTGCGCCGAAGCGTTTGGCAAAAGTAACTCAGCAAGTTACTTATCAGACGATGAAATTAACGCTGCAAAAAACAGCGCGTCTAAGTATATGCGCCTAGCCGAGAACCGCAGCGTATGGCTGCCACACAACCCACAATCTATGAATGAGGCAATCAAAATGCTGCCAGCAAAACGTGCGGCTGCAAAGCCAAGCAAGGTGACTTACATCGACCCTCAGACGGTTGACGCTGAACCTGTTGCCAAACAAGAAAAATTTAAATCTTGGACTCAAGTAAGTCTAGAGATGGGACTTTCAAAGACTTTAAGTGGTGGCTCAAGAGATTTATTACGAGACAAAATTTTAAAGATTACTGGCTTAGAGCAAATCCCAAAACCAAAGGATATGACTCAAGAAACGTACGACGTTGTTATCAATGCTCTTGAAACTGTAAAGCAAGAAAAATTGATTGAACAACAAGGTCAGTCAAAACAAAACGACGAAGTAAAAACGCTGCCCGAAACAGTGCAACAAAAATTTGATCGCTTACTAAAAAAAGAATTTGCACGTCTTCAAGCTGAATTTAATGTCGCCGTTCACAAGTACGAGAAAGAGTTTAACGAGCGCGTATGGAATGAGTTTAAGCGTGTCAATGGTGACTGGCTTGCTGAGCGCCAGGCCGTGTCTGACAAGCACACGAAAGCCTTAATGGATATGCAGACGCAGCGTCGAGGCATTACGCCCCACATCACGCCAGAGGACTACAAGTTCCTGCGGCAAATCTTGCACCCCGACAGTGCGCCAGAGGGTCGTAGTGAAAAGTACAGCAAAGCTTTCAACATCATTACCCGGCTCGATGCCTACATCGAAGTTCTTAAAAAAGTTGCTTAAAGGAAAAAAGATGAAAAATCTTTTTGGCGCATTTGTGAAAGCGCAGTCTGCCATCGGTAAGGCAGAAAAATCAGCGATCAACCCGCACCTCAAGAGCAAGTACGCAAACCTTGAATCGGTCATGGATTGCATCAAGCCCGCACTTGAAGCCAATGGTCTTGGGTTCGTCCAGAAGTTTCACGATTGCGAAGGCGGGATCAAGATTGAGACGGTCATCTTGCATGAGTCGGGCGAAGAGTTGTCATGCGGCATCCTGAGCATCCCTGCCAGCAAGCAAGACGCGCAGGGCTACGGTTCGGCGATTACCTATGCAAAGCGTTATGGAATTTTGGCGGCATTCGGTGTCTCAACAGGTGAGCCTGATGACGATGGACATGCTGCTGCGCGTTCAGCACCCGCTAAGAAGGCCGCTAAAGCTGAAGCAGAGATTATTTGGCTACCTGACCAGGCGACGAGTGAAGTGATCGCAGCGAAAGATGATGCAGCGTTGACCGCCGTCTACAAGAAATGGTTGGACGCAGCCACCAAGTCAGGCGAGAAGGAGTACTTGGTCACGATGTGTAAGGCACGCAAAGAAGATTTACAAGGAGAGAAAGCATGAGTGAAATTATTCAAGGATCGCAAGAGTGGATCAACTCACGGTTAGGCAAAGTGACTGCATCGCGCATTGCCGACTTAACCGCAAAATTAAAGAACGGCAAGCCATCATCAAGCCGCGAGGACTATCTGATTGAGACCGTCACAGAGCGCCTTACAGGGCAGCCACTGGACTTTTTTCAGACCAAGGATATGCAATGGGGTGTTGAGAAAGAACCCTTCGCACGGGCTGCATACGAAGAGCGGTTCTTTGTAGAGGTTGTGCAAGTTGCGATGGTTGAGCACCCCTTCATTGCGATGGCAGGGGCATCACCCGATGGGTTGGTTGAAGAGCACGGTCTCATTGAGATTAAGTGCCCCAAGACCAAGACCCACGTCAACACCCTGCTATCAGGCGAAGCCCCTGAGCAGTACATCCCCCAAATGCAGTGGCAGATGGCTTGTACGGGCCGCCAGTGGTGCGACTTTGTGTCCTTTGACCCAAGGCTACCGGAGCATCTTCAAATGTTCGTAAAGCGTGTTCCTCGCAACCAGGCGCTGATCACTCAATACGAGCAAGAAGTGAACGCCTTCCTCCGCGAGGTGGAAGATTTTATTAACCGTCTCAACGCGAGGAAAGCAGCATGAGCGATTACGACAACACCAACACTGGTGCGCTGTTCAAGAACGACAAGGAGGGCAATGAGAAGCGCCCTGACTACAAAGGCACGGTTGACGTTGAGGGTGTTGTCTACAACGTCTCCAGTTGGATACGCACTTCAAAGGGTGGCGTGAAGTTTATGTCGCTAGTCCTTGAGAAAAAAGAAGGTGGTGCAAAGAAGGCTGCACCTAAACAGCAATCGATTGATGAAGACATTCCCTTTTAAGGAGAGGTAAATGAGTAAGCGAATCTATGTAGTAACTGGGCCGGACATGAAGCAGACCCTAGTGCGTGCAACCGTGCCGTCACAGGCAATCAGCCATGTTGCGCATGCAAGCTTCTCTGCTGACATTGCAAAGCAAGAGGACTTGGTCAAGCTGCTTGGTGAAGGCAAGGTCGTAGAGACTTTCGGCGAGTAATAAAACGGGGAAAGCTGCGGCAAGTACCCTCCAACTAGAGGCAATCAACATGACTCAAATTGCAGAACCTGTATCTCTACTCGACGGCAAGAAGTACACCCCTGCTGCCGCGACCAATGTGATGGCAACCTTCCGTCTGCTTGGCTGGACTCCACCGTCTGAACTAAATGAGTTTCAAGCGAAGTGGAGCAAGATTAGATCAGAGCATCTGACTGAGTGGGTGAGCCAATGAGCCAACACATCAGCGAAGACATTGATAAATATTTCAAAAATCAAGCCATTAGGCAACAACAGGCTTTACTCGATAAGCCCCGTGGCGTGACAAATGACCCTGTGAATCACCCCAAGCACTATACGGATCACGCTTCAGGAATCGAATGTATTCAGATCACTGAGCACATGAACTTCTGCTTAGGAAACGCATTGAAGTACATCTGGCGTGCCGACCTGAAGGCTGATGCTATCGAAGATTTGAAAAAAGCCGCCTGGTACATCAACCGCGAAATTGAGAGACGTACGAAATGATGCTTTATTACTTTGAGAGAGTGATGACTTTCATTATGTTCATGATGCTTTTTATCCTCCCGTTCCTTGCTGGTTACTGCGTTGGCAAATGGGTTGAGAGAGAGAAGAAATGAATCGACCACAAAATTGCGGCACAGGCTTCTGCTCTTGCCTCGAGTGCATCTACAAACCCTTCGACGAGATGGAAGAACATGACCTACGGGTTATACAGTCAAAGACGCTAGATCGGTTGACCGCTGAGACAAGATTGTTAACCAAATTGGTTAACGAAAGAAGCGAAATTATTGAGCAGCTACGGTGGCAAGTTGATGCCATTCAAGGGCAGCTAAACCTACTGGACAATGGCACCAAATAAGGATCCGCGTAAATGAGCCAAGATCAAGTTTTCACCCCGAAAGAGTTAGCAGAGTACCTTCGCGTCAACGTGTCTACGGTGTACGCCAATAGTGCTCAATTGGGGGGTATGAAGGTTGGGGGATTGCTACGGTTCTTCAAATCCCGTTTGCATTCCTTACCTATGGGTGTTATTGTATCCACAGATACAATTAAAGGAAGCCAATCATGCCTATCTTCAAACACCCAAGGTCGCCGTTCTGGTGGATCAAGTACACCGGCGCAGACGGCACGAGAATTAGACGCTCTTCTGGGACGCAAGACGAAAAAGCAGCCCAAGAACTGCATGACAGAATTGTCGCTGATACGTGGCGACAAAAACACGTAGGTGCAAAGGCTGAGTACACCTTTGACCAGTTGGCAGTCGCGTACCTCAAGTCGATTCAGGGCGACAGGTACTACGACCCAAAGGCTCAGTTGGCAGGGTATTGGGTAGACCAGTTCACCGGCAAGAAATTGAGCGAGATTCGGGCAAGCATGATCAAGGCTGCGCTGCCAATCGCCGTACCCGGTCGCTCGAAAAAGTCCAAGCCCATCCTCCTCACCCCTGCTACCCAAAACCGCTACCTCGCCTCAATCAGCAAAATGATGAGCGTGGCTGTTGAACTTGAGTGGATCGACAACAAACCCATCGTGCGGCCCCAACGTGAGCCACGGGTGAACGTGCGTTGGATCGACCAGGAGCAAGCCTCTGCCCTGATCGCATCGTGCGCCAAAGATTGGTTACGCAATGTGGTCATGTTCGCGCTTGCGACAGGTTGCCGCGCCGGTGAGATTCTGAGCCTTGATTGGTCACAGGTCGATCTTGAGAAGCGCCATGCCTACATCAAGGCTGAAGATGCAAAATCGGGTCGTAGCCGCGCTATCCCGTTAAATGACCTAGCGGTATCGGCAATGACCGGACGTGAGCGTACAGGGCTTGTATTCAAGTCTAGCGAGGGGTTGCCGATGACGGACGTGTCGCACAAGGCTTTTCAGATTGCATGCGTCAAGGCAGGGGTTGAGAATTTCCGATTCCATGACCTTCGCCACACATGGGCTTCCTGGCACGCTCAGAACGGCACGCCGCTTATGGTGCTCAAGGAATTGGGCGGTTGGCAAGAAATTTCGATGATCCAAAAATACGCGCACTTGGGTCAGTCGCACTTATCGCAATACGCCTCAAATACGCAATTTTTGCAAAGTGGCAATGTAAATCAACCACACCAAGTTGCCACACCGAGACTGAAAATTGCGTAAGTCATTGATTTATTTGGTGGCGCATCCCTGATTCGAACAGGGGACCTGCGGATTATGATTCGCAGTAAAAAACTACTGGAATCGCCTCAAGACCCGCATGAATACTAGGCTTAGCCCCAATTAGCACCGATTAACGATTCGGGCTTCTTGGGGCTTTTTAGTGCCTTTTTGGGCTGTTTTTGGCATGAATCTGCCACACCTACGCCAGCATCGACTCAGTGACCTTAGCGTACTTCGCCTGACGGTCATCCAGACCATGCGTGCCGCCATTGATGCGCTTGGTCATACCAACCACGTCCTTGGCATCAGCGAGGGCGTTTAAGCCGTTTGAGGCCCAGAACCAGCCAGCCGACAACGCAGCCATCTCAGGCTCTGCCAACAACTCTGGGTTGCCCACAGCGTCAACGCCGGTGGCATCCGAAAAGCGTTGATAGTTGTCTTTGCCGGTCAACTGGATAAGCCCTTTGCCACGGTATTTCCACCCGTCACCTG